GTAGTACTAACTAACCCTATGCGAACAAACGTACCTATTGTGCAAAATAATAGTTTTGCAAAAGTAGAGTCTGTTATACCTGTTTATCAAACAAGAGATAGTTGCCTTAAAGATCATCAAACATTAAAATATAACTTACAGTGGATATTCTTTGCAGAAGATGATAATGTAGACATAACACTAACATCTCCTTATATGGACAACGCACCGCACACATTATCAGGTAGTATTGTGCCAGGAAGGTTCAACATAAGTGACTGGTTTAGACCCATTAATTTAGAATACAACTTCTATCCTGGTGCTAAAAACTTTACAGTTGAAGAAGATGAAGCACTAGCATATGTAAGTTTTAATACTAACAAACCTATACAATTACAAAGATTTGATCTAACTCCTGAACTGTACGACATTGCTCTTACACTTGCATCAGGAGCATCATGGGAAAGTTGGGTACCGTTAGCAAAAAGATACAAACGATTTAAACAAGCAAGACTTAAAGACTCTATTTTAAGAAGGATCAAAGGCACACTGTATGACAGTTAAAAATACAATTAAAGATGTTGTTGAAGAACAAGTACAAGAAATTGTAGATGCAAAAAATCTTGTTCCAAAGCAAACACCTAAGTTTGATCTTAGTTGGTATATTAAATGGATCAGTAGTTTCTTTGTATTAATAGCAGTTGCATGTAGAGCCGCTGGCGGAGATCTTGCAATATATGATTTAGCCTTCAGTACTGTAGGAACAGCAGGTTGGCTATGGGTTGGATTGCTTTGGAATGACAGAGCATTGATTATGTTAAACGCCGCTTTGTTTATGATACTAGCAAGCGGACTTTTGAAAATATTAGTTGGATAAGAGGACTAGATGATTAAGAAACACTATTATAATTGGCAAGATGTAGAAAATGCTTGTTTAAATATTACACTACAGATGTACAAGGACAAATGGCGTCCTGACTATATTGTAGGTATTACCAGAGGCGGAAACGTTCCTGCTACTATACTAAGCAACATGTTAGGTGTACGTGGCGAAGCATTAAAAGTAAGTTTACGTGATGCTACAGGCGAAAGTGAAAGTAACTGTTGGATGGCAACTGATGCATTTGGATATGTAGATGAAGAAGAACGTGTTAATACCAAAAGTCGTTGGGATATCGGCAAACGTAAAAATATTTTAATTGTAGATGACATTAACGACACTGGTGCTACATTTGACTGGATTAAACAAGACTGGCAAGCAGGTTGTCTACCTAACGAAGAAACTTGGAAAACAGTATGGCACAACAATGTTCGCTTTGCTACTATTACAGATAACTTATCAAGTGACTTTAATGGTACTGTAGACTACAGCGTACACGAAGTAAACAAAGCAGAACAAGATGTTTGGTTAGTTTACCCTTGGGAGAACGTAGGTGAATATTGATACCTTAGAAAAGGCACAGGAGTCAGGACGAGCACCTTGGACAGATGTGGAAATAAATACAAAGGAATTTGTAGTCTTCAACGACGGCTTTCCAGTAACGGAAGGACATATGTTAATAGTACCTAAAGTAAGTGATCAAGAAACAATAACTAAATGTTTTAAGTTTGCTATCTCAATGGGTAATGATAACGTAGTAAGCGATAAGACTACAATAACAGGATTTAATATAGGGTTGAACATAGGAAAAAGTGCAGGTCAAACTGTTATGTACCCACATGTTCATCTAATATTTCGCCGAGATGGAGACTGTCCGGATCCAGTCGGTGGCGTCCGCAACGTAATACCGGGCAAAGGAAACTATAGGAAGGGAATATGAACTTGAAACAACAAATGATAGCGGCGGTAAAGGCTCACGCAGAGGCTGAAATCTTATTGCATAAGACTAATGTTGAAGTATACATGGAAAAAGTTGTAGGTATTGGTGAGCATTCTGATATTATCGAAACGATACAAAAAGAATTAGATGCAATGGCTACTGCTAGTGATAGACTAGACATGATAACTAAACACTTTGAGTAGAAAATACTTGACAAAAACCTAAATACAATGTATAATATAACTTATATTGTGCATTGTATTATTAACGGCAATCCACTGCCTAAACATCGGAGAAACAAATGGATAAATCCAAAGAGATAAAAGCCCGTTTGCAACAAGCAGACAAACGCTTCTGGGCCGGCGACAACATTTCAGACTTTATTAAAGACGGCGAAAAGCAAGTACTAATTGACGAGCTTGCTGTTAAGTTTGAAGACGTATTACAAGGTCTTGTAATAGATACAGAAAACGATCCTAACAGTAACGGTACAGGTAAACGTCTTGCAAAGATGTATATCAATGAACTAATGGCAGGACGTTATGAACCAATGCCGCCTGCAACAGCATTTCCAAATGATAGCGATGATCGTTATGAAGGTATGTTAGTTGTGCGTAGTGAACTTACAAGTATGTGTTCACATCATCACCAGATAGTTAGAGGTGTAGCGTACATTGGTATTATTGCATCAGACAAACTAATTGGTTTAAGTAAGTATACACGTATTGCACAATGGTGTGCTATGCGAGGTACATTACAAGAAGAACTTGCAAACGACATTGTACGTGAGATTCAAAAAGCAACAGGTGCAGAACACTTAGGTGTTTATGTACAAGCAACACATGGTTGTGTTGAGAACAGAGGTGTAAAGGCACATAGTAGTCTTACACAAACAACTGTACTAAAAGGTGCGTTTAAGGAAGATGCAGGTACTAAGAAAGAGTTTATGGATAACATTAAACTACAACAATCATATGCGTGTGATAGATAGGACACAAACATGAAACTTAGATATTCAGAAGCGTTTTATAGTGTACAAGGTGAAGGTAAGTTTGTAGGAGTACCTAGTGTATTCTTACGTACTTTCGGTTGTAATTTTCGTTGCATGAATTTTGGTACAGAAGAAAAACGTAACCGAACAGAATTAAAAGAAGCAGGCATTATCCACAATGAAGAAGTTGCTGGATTAATTGCAAAAGATGTACACAAGTCTACTAAAGATTTTAATGACTTGCCTATTATACACACCGGCTGTGATACATATGCAAGCATTTATCCAGAGTTCAAACACTTTAACAAACAAGCAGAAGTTGAAGAAGTAGTTGAGCATTTGTTGTCGCTCACCCCAGAAGGTAAGTGGACAATGGGTAATGGTCAAGATATTCACTTGATCATGACAGGAGGCGAACCACTGTTGGCGTGGCAACGATTGTACGTCGAATTATTTGAGCATCCACGTATGCAGGATCTAAAAAATGTTACATTTGAAACAAACACTACGCAACCTCTACACAACGACTTCTACGAGTATCTTAGCAATCAAGATAGATTTGAAGTCACTTGGAGTTGTTCCCCAAAACTTAGTGTCTCAGGAGAACCTTGGGAAACTGCTATTAAGCCTGATATTGCTCGTGAGTATAGTCTTGTTGACGGCAGTGAACTTTATCTTAAGTTTGTTGTGGCTACTAATGACGACTTTGACGAAGTTACAAGGGCTGTGGACGCTTACAAAAGTGCCGGGGTGGAATGTCCAGTATATCTTATGCCGTTGGGTGGACGCTCTGAAGAGTATACCCTCAACGTTAAAGACGTGGCGGAAGCGTGTATGGAAAGAGGATGGAGATTTACCCCAAGACTCCACATATCCTTATTCGGAAATGCATGGGGCACTTGATCAAGTGAAAGAACAACAATATAAAAATGCGCAACACGAAAAGGCTATGAAGGCTCCTATTAGTGAAGACCGCATTAGAAAAGCAGGATGGTAAATTATGGGATGGTGGAATAAACTAGTAAAAATGCAAACTGGCACTGATACGGAAGTAAAAGAGCCAACGTCAGAAGAAGTTAGACGTTCAGCATTAGAAAACGAAAAGGCAGTTGCTACTAAGGCAGGTAAACCCTGGGTAGCAGTATTAGATACACAAGTAAATGAAGATAATATTCGAAACGGGTTCTTTGAGCTCGATTGGAATAATGAGTTTATTGAACAATTACTTGATGCAGGTTATAGTGGTGAGTCAAACGAAGAGATTGTTGATCAGTGGTTTAAAACTATTGTAACGCAAATGCTTCAAGAAGATGGCGAAGACCCAGATAGAGATATGGGCTACATTAACGTAGTGCCTATCGATAAAGGTAAGAGTGAAGTATCTTAATGCTTGACAACAGCCAGATCTGGTGTTACAATAGTACTATAAATTACACAAAGGCAAGAATATGTTAGAAATTATAGGCATTACACTATTAGTTGCGTTCATACAGAATGGCGACATTTTATCAATTTGTATATCGGGGTGCTCATAATATGGCAACTTATGTACTAGTAGACACAGCAAATACGTTCTTTAGAGCTCGACACGTTGTACGTGGAGACATTGATACTAAAGTAGGTATGGCACTACACATTACACTAGCAGGTGTTAAGAAAGCATGGAATGACTTTGATGCTGATCATGTTGTGTTTTGTTTAGAAGGTCGTTCATGGCGTAAAGACTTTTACGAACCTTACAAGCGTAACAGACAAGTTGCACGTGATAAGATGACTGTAACTGAGAGTGAAGAAGATACAGTCTTTTGGGAAATCTTCGACGAGTTTAAGAACTTTGTAAGTGAGAAGACTAACTGTACTGTTATGCGTCATCCGCAACTAGAAGCAGATGATCTTATTGCTGGTTGGGTACAATCACACCCTAATGACAATCATGTTATTATTAGTACTGACGGTGACTTTGCACAACTTATTGCACCTAATGTAAAGCAATACAACGGCATACAAGACGTTACAATTACACACGAAGGTTACTTTGACAAGAAAGGTGATCGTGTTATTGACAAGAAGACTAAGTTAGAAAAGCCTGCACCTGAGCCTGACTTTATGTTATTTGAAAAGTGTATGCGTGGTGACACTAGTGACAATGTGTTTAGTGCATTTCCAGGTGTACGTAAAAAAGGCACTAAGAACAAAGTAGGCCTTATTGAAGCATATGCAGACAAAGATAGCAAAGGCTACAACTGGAACAATATGATGTTACAGCGTTGGGTAGATCATGAAGGTGTTGAACATCGTGTACTAGATGACTATACACGTAATGTTACACTATGTGACTTAACTGCACAACCTGCAGACATTAGAGAGATAATTAATAATACGATTGCAGAAAATGCAACGCCTAAAGAAGTATCACAAGTTGGTATGAGACTTATGAAGTTTTGTGCTAAGTGGGATATGCAACGTATTGCAGATCAGGCGGCAACTTTTGCAGAACCATTACAAGCGAGGTATCCACAATGATAAAAACAAAAACTATTCTTAAAGATAAATTTTGGATTCTTGAAGAAGAAGGAGTACGAGTTGGAACTTTAAGTATAAGTGAAGACAAGTATATGTTCAGTGGTCCTACAGGAACTACTTATTTTGACAGCAAAAAGGCACTAAAGAGTACATTCGGAGACAATGTACTGATTAGTGAAGTGCTAGATGTACCGGAAGAGAAGCCGGAGAAGGAAGTTTATAACTTTCCAACAAGCACACATCCTTACAATCCTATGCTAGATGTACAGCGTAAACTACCATTGTTTACTAAAAGTAACAAGAGTAAGAGCTTGTATTGTGCAGGATATTACATTATACACTTTGACAAAGGCTGGGTAAAGAGCTTTTGTCCTAAACTACTTACTGTAGAACGTTACGAGTTTCAAGGACCGTTTAAAACAGATCTTGAAATGAAGTCAGCGTTGAGTAAAGCAAATGTCAAGTGATCCTTTAAACACTTCTTCAATACAGATGTTTCTACAGCAAACTAAGTCTGCAGATTTATCAAATTCTAAAGAAGTTAAACTTCCTATAACACAAGCCAAGAATCTTGCATATACACTAGGTATAGTAATGGCAAGACTAGAAGGCGATCTAGAAAGATACGTTAAAGAAAATAGTGGCGGCGGAAGTGACATTGAAGTACGATTAGACGGTGGAACTGACTGGAAGTAAACTACATACTTAACTGTAAAAAGAGATAAATATATGCGTATATAATTATAGGAGTATACGCATATGAGTAGGCCTAAACCAACCGTATTGCTAGAACACATAGATAAAAAGACTTATAGAGCTGAACAAGTTCTAGATGCCGATGCTATCTGGGCAGTGTTCTACAACAACAAACCTTTCAACCTAAAGAGTTTAAACTCTATCACAAACTATCCAGGACCTAAGTATAAGAAGGTATCTTTTTCTAACCCCGGACACGCTCATAACTTAGCAAAGAAGTTAAACGACATGTTTAATACAGACGAATTTGCGGTATATAAGTTATCAACAGGTGAATTAGAAACAGAGATATGAACTGGAAAGAGACTTATACCAAAATCTTCCTCAATCAACTAGGCAAAACATCAAACGATTTATCAGTTAAAGAGTTTATGCCCTTATGGTGGAAGAATCCTAGACAGTCCGGCGGACTGTGTCTCACTGAATTAGGTTTTGATATCTTAACCGAAATAGATCTTGCGACATATGATGTGCCGTATCCAAAAGATATGCCCCTTACAACACAAGTCATTATCTTCTTAGACAAGTTTATTGACTGTCCTTACTACCTTACCCATAATTCGATTGTAGTCACAGGCGAAAAGAAAGCAATGGAACTACATTTGTTTAGCGGAGACCTACGTAAATACGGTCTTACTAAAGCAATGAATCGACACGAAAAATAATTTAACATTTTGGCAACTTAGTGGTTGACTTTTATTCTGTAGAGTGTATACTATATGTATAGTTAGAAATTAACTTAGCACTGATGACAACACAAGAGGAATATAATATGGAAAATGTAGCACTACGCACCGTAAGCCCTAATAAGGCTAAAAAATCAATTACACACGCTATTAAAAAGAAGCGTCCAATCTTTCTTTGGGGACCTCCAGGTATTGGTAAATCTGAAATTGTAGAACAGATTACTCACAGTTTACCTAAATCACATTTGATTGACATTCGTTTATCATTATGGGATCCGACAGATATTAAAGGCATGCCTTATTATGCCGCTAATGATAACACAATGAAATGGGCTCCTCCAGTTGAGCTACCAAGCGAAGAGTTTGCGGCACAGTTCGATAACATTGTACTGTTCTTAGACGAAATGAACTCTGCGGCACCTGCTGTACAAGCGGCGGCTTATCAACTTATTCTTAACCGTAAGGTTGGAGCATACAAACTGCCAGACAATGTAATGATTGTTGCGGCTGGTAACCGTGAAGCAGACAAAGGTGTTACTTACAGAATGCCTGCTCCGTTAGCAAACCGTTTCATCCACTTAGAACTTGCAGTTAATTTTAATGACTGGTTTGACTGGGCTGTAGATAAAAAGATACATAACGATGTAGTAGGTTTTTTACAGTTTAGTAAGAAAGATTTATACGACTTTGATCCAAAGTCACCAAGTCGTTCATTTGCAACACCACGTAGTTGGACATTTGTAAGTGAACTATTAGAAGACGACCTAGACGTCGAAACTACAACTGATCTTACATCAGGTACAGTAGGCGAAGGGTTGGCTATTAAGTTTATGGCACACCGTAAAGTAGCGGCATCTATGCCTAACCCAAGTGACATCTTGTCAGGTAAGGTTAAAGAGTTGAAACAGACAGAAATCAGTGCAATGTATTCCCTGACTGTATCACTTTGCTACGAACTAAAAGAAGCGTCAGACGCAAACGATAAGAAGTTTGATGAAAAAGTGAATAACTTTCTACGCTTTGCAATGGACAATTTTGAAACTGAATTGGTTGTCATGGGTGTTAAAGTAGCACTCACTCAGTACGCATTGCCCATTGATCCAGACGAAGTAGAATGCTTTGATGAATTCCACGATCGTTTTGGTAAGTATATTAAGGCCGCACAACAGTCTTAATATGGTGTGTTGAGTTTTGGGCGTTCTCATTAAAAAACGTCCATTTTATATTGACTTTTTACTATAAAGATTGTATAATATATGTATAGTAACAAACAAAAGGGCAAAAGAACATGAGCGTTGCAGGAACTAAACTTTGGGAACCAGACCTTAATATTACTCCAGAAGCATTAGAAGAAATGCGAGTAGAAGTATATGACCGTATTATTATTGCTCGTGTAGGTTTGCTTTTGCGTCATCCATTCTTTGGCAACATGGCAACACGTTTACGTATTTTAGCCGCAGATGATTGGTTACCCACTGCCGCTGTAGACGGACGCAACCTTTATTACAACACTCAATTCTTTAATGCAATGTCAAACAAAGAAATTGAATTTGTTATTGCACATGAAATTTTACATTGTGTCTTTGGACACATGGATCGTAGAGAAGATCGTAACCCTTTAATTTGGAATATTGCAGTTGACTATCTAGTTAATAACTTGCTAGTACGTGATCGTATTGGTGAAAAGCCTAAACTAGTAGACTGTTATCAAGACTTTAAATACGAAGGCTGGAGCGGTGAGCAAGTATATGATGACATATACGAAACTGCAAAACAGAACGGAAAAGACTACTTAGAGCAATTAGGCGAGCTATTAGACGAGCACCTTGAAGCAGACGGTAGTGATCAACCAGGCGACAACGGCGAAGGTAAAGATTCAAACGGCAACGGTACATCTAAGAAAAAGCCTAAGATGACTAAAGCAGAAGCAAAACAAATTAAAGACGAAATTAAAGAAGGCATGATGCAAGCGGCACAGGCGGCAGGTGCAGGTAATACTCCTGGCGAAGTGCAACGTATGATTAAAGAACTTACAGAGCCTAAAATGAACTGGCGTGAAATTATTTCACAGCAAATTCAGTCTACTGTAAAAAATGACTTTACATTTATGAAACCTTCACGTAAAGGCTGGCATACTAGTGCAGTACTTCCAGGACAAAACTTTGACGATTCAATTGAACTATGTGTTAGTATTGACATGTCAGGCTCAATTGGTAATTCACAAGCAACTGACTTTTTAAGTGAAGTACAAGGCATTATGGATCAGTATAAAGATTATAAAATTACTGTATGGTGCTTTGATACAAAGGTATACAACGAACAAGAATTTACTGCTGATGGCGGAGAAGACTTACGTGACTACGAAGTTATGGGCGGTGGCGGCACTGACTTTGATGTTAACTGGCAGTATATGAAAGATAGAGACATTGTTCCTAAAAAATTCATTATGTTTACAGACGGATATACATGGGACTCATGGGGTGATGCAGAGTATTGTGATACATTATTCTTATTACATTCACATCATGATAAAAAGACCGAAGCACCGTTTGGTACAACTTTACACTATGAGGAAATGAGTGCCTAAACTTAAACAACCAAACGCTTTAAACTTTTTTGGATTAAGGAGAGCACATTGTGTATCTCCACAATTCGAATATATAACCATTCCTTACACCTACAACATCGAGGAATCGTTAAATAAATGGGTACTGAGACATTTAAAAGGTAGATACTTTTTAGGAAAATCAGTAGGAGTATCAAGTAATAATGGAAGAACTGATAACTTTATTAAAGTCGGATTTGAAGACCCAAAAGAAGCAAGTTATTTCATGTTGGCTTGTCCACTTCTGAAATACAAATAATTAACTACGTATATATAATAGTATAGGAGATATATAATGGCGAATGACACAACACCAAAAGAGACTGTAGAAGCACCAGTAGCAACTGAAGCACCTGCAACTCCACCAGCGGCAGAATTAACTGTCCAAGACCTAACAGCAATTAAACAAATTATTGATGTAGCAAGTTCAAGAGGCGCTTTTAAAGCAAATGAAATGGCTATTGTAGGTCAAACATATAACAAACTAGAATCTTTCTTAGGCGCCGTAAGCGAATCAAAACCGCAGGAAGAACCTAAAGGAGAATAACTATGGCACTTAAACATATAGGCCGCGTTGTAAAAAATCAAAAAAGATGTGCAGTAGCATATCGCACAGTACCTGGAGACTCAAAGTTTTCACTTGTAGTAATGAGTGAGAATTTAGATTCACCAGACCATGATGCATTAATGACTTTAATTGAATCAGGCGCAGGACAAGAAGCAAACGAACTTGCTGATGCAATGCACAGAACACAATTACCAGACGGTAAGAACATGTTAGTAGGCTTCCATGCAATGGGCAAACTAACAAAAGTATTATCAGAAGATATTGAAATGACACCTGATAATAGTACAACTATTAACCTTGCAGAATTAAATAAAATTATTGCCGAACAAAAAGGCATTACAATAGAAGAATTAGCCGGTGAAGTTAAAGGCGCACCAAATGCGAATGCAACAGCACAAGCACCTGTTAAAGCACCTGAAGTAGCACCTGCAACAGATACATTAAGCGACGAAGATTTAGCCGCACAGTATCGTTCACAAGCAGACACTTTATTTAAGGAAGCAAAAGTACTACGAGAACAAGCAGAGGAATTGGTACCTACAAAGAAGAAAACCAAGTCTAGTGCAAAAGAAACCTCGTAAAAAGCAACTTCCAAAAGAAGTAATAGATCATTGGCCAGAGGTATTCAAGGACGTACACATTGATGTTGTACCACTTGAGTACCTTAACTCTGTCAGAGTAGAGTTTACTGACGGTAAAATATGGGACATTGATATTAATACAGACAAAAAGCCTGTAAAAGATCTAGAAAAATCCTTAGACGACCTATTTGAACAGTATCAAAATGTAATAAAGAATGTTGACTTTAGACTAGATACAGACAAGGTTAAAGCAGATATTACCAAAAGAACTAAGAAATTTTTAAAGTTAAGAAGATAGTTCAGATGGATAAATACTAATAACAAATAAATATGTTATCAGGAGTTAACTAGAATGGCATTACAGATCAGACGTGGCACAGATGCTGAACGTACCGCAGGTGGCGGTGTAGTTTTCGCAAACGGCGAGTTGGTGTATGTAACAGATACCGACAAATTATATATAGGTGACGGAGCAACAGCAGGCGGTATGCCAATGGCTGGTTCAGCTATTGCAAGCATAGGTGAATACATTGTAGCTGATACAATAAACTCAACATTAGACTTACAACAAAATTTAGACCTTAACGGTAAAGACATAATTGGTACAGGTAATATTAATATTGCTGGTACTATAACTGCTACTGGCAACATTAACTTAGGTGATGATGCTAGTGCTGACACTGTTAACTTAGCGGCACAAATAACAAGTTCATTAACTCCGAACGCAGATTCTACTTACAACATCGGTACACAAACCGCACGTTGGAATAACGGTTACTTTACAGGTTTAGTTGTTGACGGACAAGTAGATGCTGTTGCAGTTAATGCAAACGTAGTTGCTGATGACTCATCTGTGATGGTAAATGTTAGTAATAATATATTCACAGGAGCATTTGCAGGTAACGTAACAGGTAATGTTTTAGGTGATCTAACTGGCGATAGTGCAGGTACACATACTGGTGCAGTAGTTGGTAACGTAACTGGTGATGTAGTTGGCAATGTTACAGGTGATACCGCAGGTACACACACTGGTGCAGTAGTTGGCGATGTTACAGGTGATATAGTTGGTAATGTAACTGGTGACGTAACTGGTGATGTAAAAGGATCAGGTGCGCAAACAGTATTAGCGGCAAACACAGGTCCATCAGATGCGGCTTTAAGTGTAAGTACAGTTACAGCAACAACACTTTCAGGAACACTAACAGGCAATGTAACTGGTAATACAGCAGGTTATCACACAGGCGATGTTAAAGGTTCAGTATTTGGCGATGACAGTACTGTTATTGTAGATGCTGTGAATAACACATTAATTGGTAACGTAACAGGTGATTTAACTGGTAACGTAACTGGCGACACAGCAGGTACACATACTGGTGCAGTAGTTGGTAATGCGGCAGGTGATCATACAGGCACATTTACAGGTAACGTGTTTACTGCTTTAATTGATAGTGCAGATTCAAGTGCTATTACAGTTACTCCAGCAGTAGTTATGAGTAGTGACTTAACTGTTGACAATGCTGTAAGCATAGGTGGCATAACTGGCGTTGTAATTAACGATAATAACATTGATGCATACAGTGCAAGTAACCCTACAAAACTTGCTATTAACAGCATATGCGCAGATGCAAACGATTATACAACTGAATTAGTAATTGACAGTAACGTTAATGTAACTAACGATATGACTGTTACAGGTAAACTTCAAGCATTTGGTGAACGTGCAATTACTGCAATTCACAGAACAGCATTAAGTGAAACAAACAGTGGTTTCTTTGTAACTGAATATGCAGGTTCAGTAACTGATCCGGCAGAGCTACAAGACATTTCAAACTATACAATTAAAACTAAAATTGTAGAAGATGTTGCAGACTTTGGTACTGCTGTTAAATTTGCTAGTATGACAACTACACAGCGTAATGCACTAACAGCGGCAGCTGGCATGGTTGTGTTTAATACTACAGATACAAAATTACAAGTATACACAGGCTCAGCCTGGGCAGACCTACACTAATAATTAAAAAGAATTAACATGACTTTAGAAGAAGTACAAGCAAGGCTTGAATCTGGTATATCAGAATCTATTGTAACTATGCAAGGCGATGGATGCAACTGTTCAGCAGTTATTATTTCGCCTGCTTTTGAAGGAATATCAAAAGTAAATAGACAAAGACTAGTTTTAAAATTAGTAAAAGAAGAAATGGCAAGTGGTGAACTTCATGCACTTACTGTAAAAACTTTAACACCCTCAGAACAATAATATTTTTTAGTCATAAAAAAAGGAGCATTACGCTCCTTTTTTATTGAGTGGATTATTCTTAAAGAATTATCATACACTCAACTACTTTTTCTTCTTCAATAGTACTTGTAGTAAGTGCTATAGCAACTTTTTGTGCGCCGTCTTTAATTAGTACACCATCGTAACTTGCATAAAGTATATCACCTTTATTAACTGCTCCTAGTACACGAGTCGGTACACGACCTTTAAGTGCTATTGCTTGTCCGTCTGCACTTGCGTTCATTAAGTAAGCTGGATCAGTAGATATAATTCCTACTGGAAAATCATTTGGTCCACATGCTTTAAGTTCGCTATCTTCATCTGCACTAACACATACTACTGTGCCTGGTGCTAATTCTTCGTTTGTTGTATATTTCTCAGCTAAGTCAGCAAAGTCTGCTTCTGTTGCTGTACCAATAAATTTAAATCCTGCTTCTAAGTCAATACCTGTAGATTTAACTTTACCAATTACAGTACCATTATGTGTAAATGTTGTATCGCCGCCGTTTGCTACTGCTACGCTACTATTACCATTTGATATTGATGTAGAGCTAACACCAGCAATCGCACTATTTAAGTTAGATACTGTTGTATCAACTTCGCCTTTACTATAAACATCTAAATTAGTTCTAGCAAGAGGAGCAGTTGTTGCGCCTGTACCACCATTTGCAATAGCAGTTACAATACTGTTAAAGTTAAAGTTAGTAGCATTAAGTGTTCCAACAGTTAAGTTATCAAACCAACCATCGTTTGCTGTACCTGATTCGTTTACGTGTCCTGTAAATCTAGTACTTGCTGTTATTATACTACCGTCTATAGTAGTAGCAGTAATATCATCTGAACTAATAGGACCTACAGCAATAGCATTAGATGCATCTCGTGCAACTAATGAGTTTGAAGTTTTAGTTGTACTAGCATCAAGTCCTAATTGTAGTACTGCACTTTCTGCGCCTGCACCGTCTAATACATTGTTTACATAAACATTAAGATAAGGATCACTGTTGTATGTTGATATATTTTGTACATAATTACCTGTAGTATCTGTTCCTAAAGCAACACTGTTACTACCAGCTGTTAGTGTTAAAGTAACATCTTGCGAGCCATCTATTGTAACTTGTCCTGATAAATCACCGTCTACTGTTAATATTCTTGCAGTAGTCCATTTATTTGCTGTTGCGGCCGCACCGTTTAATGCACCTATAAATTCTGTAGCATATAGTTTTCCGTTGCTATCTCTAACTGCAACTGTGTCTGGCTGTGCCGCACCGTCTGCAACTTGACCAACTCTATATTCATATGTATTTGCACCTGTAGCAACTTGTAGTGTTGCCGCTCTTGATGCTAGTCCACTAAATTGTGTTGCTGTAATATTACCTGAATTGTCTCTAGCAACTAGTGTGTTTGCTGTAGCAGTAGTTGCCGCACCAATAAATGTTGCTCCGTTGTCTACTTGTACACCATCTGCTTTAGTAACTCTACCTGTAAGCGCCGCTGTAGCGTCTGTGCTGTTGTATAAGTGCGTTCCGCGGAAACTAGTACCAAAGATGTCACCTACGCTATCTCTTGTTACAAGAGCGTCAAATGTGTTTCCTTTAGTAGCAATTTTGTATGTTCCGTCACTTAATACAGTATTTGCTTCGTCTGCTATACCTCTAAAGTTTACAGCATGTACTTCGTTCCAACGCTTAGTTGTAGAACCAATATCCATTGTGTTATCTGCATTTGGCATTGGGCCAGTTGCTGAAAGTTTTAATGGAATAACTGTTGAGCCGCCTGCGTCTTTAACTTTAAATGACATATCAGCATTTGTAATAGTTGACTCAAGTATTGTTTCGCCGCCGGATATTTTAACTAGTAATTCGTCGTTTGGTCCAATTAATAAACCATCATTGTCAGCAATATCAACTTGTGTAACAAACGTTGGGTTTGAACGTTGTACAAACTCTGCCGCTAGTGTTCCACCTAATTGTAATGCATTTGAAACAGTACCATGTAATTGATAGTTACCTGTTGTAACTCCGCTGTTTGCATTTTGTGTATTAAGTAATGTAATACCTTTTTTAATTCTATCAAAGCCAGTAATTGGGTTTGAATCATCTAATGTAAATTCGTCATTACTTACTGTAAAGATAACAACGTCATCTACGAAACCTTTTAAAATTCTGTGCTTGTATGGAGTATCGTCTGCTTGGCCTGCAAACAAGTTATCATAAACTTCAGCATCATCTACTGTTGTTTTAACAGTTTGGTTGCCTTTTGGTCCAACTAGTACAAAAGGATCTCCTGATACTGCACCGTTATGTGCATATAGCTGACTTGTTACATCGTCCCACCATAAGTCACCTTTGTTAACATTTGCCGCTGTAATTGCTGAACCGCTTGGCTTAGAACCAATGTGAACGTTTCCAAGGGGAACAAAAACGCTTTCACTATTACCATCATATACTTCTATTTTTTTAGAAGTAGTGTTAAACCATAACTGTCCTGCTATTGGTCTCGGTGGTTGGTTTGCACCAGCAAAGTTTTCTAGTAAGTAAACAAAATTTTCATTTTGTATTTCGCCGTAACCTGCATAGTTTTTACCTATTAGTTTTAGGTCAGTTGTGTTGTCGATAGTACCATCTTCAACTACTGCTACGCTGTTATTACGAGTATTAAATATTGTATAAGCCATTCGTTAATATCCCCTATTACGATAATAGTATTTATCGTATTTCCCTGTTAATGTTCTTACGGAGTTTCACCGTTTGGACCCGTAGCAGAAGTTACCCATGTCTTTGTTCCGCCTACATCCTCTACTTTAAAGAATCTTTTAACTCGAGTTGTATTTGCTGTAGGTGTTGCTCCGTCATCTGCCTTTAACGTAACATCACCTGTTGTTGTTCCTGTAAATCCAATATCTTGTACTAGTTGCTGGTTTGCTGGACCTGCCGCTGTTGGTGTTGCACCATACGGTTCAATAACATTTAAGTCTGAAAAGTCTACACCAATTTTTGTTGTACTAATACTTGATCCAATTGCAATGTTACTAACTGCTCCTCTTAGCGAAGTAGTAATTACTCTTGCATATGTATTAATGCGTTTTTCTGACGCTGGATGTAAAAAGTTTATACTGTCAATAACTTGTTCATCTAAACTTGCGAAACCTGTTTGTGGCATGTCTGTAACATCTATTATTAGTGCTATAGTATCACTTTCCATCTGTGTATCTACATAGTCTTTGTTTGCAACATCAGTTGTTGCACCTGTAGCATAGTTAGTAGTAGCAACACCTGTAATTTTTACATTGTTGAACACAACTGTTCCGCCACTATTGACTTGCAGACCTGCTGTTGTATCTATGATCGGAGTACCACCGCTATCACGTATCTCCATAGAAGATTTTATACGTACTCTGTCCATTTGGCCAACTTCACGCAATCCTGCCGCTACTTCAATCGCAGACCCTAATTCATGGAATGTACCTCCTGAATTTTCTTGTGCTATAACAACATTATTAATTTTGTATGCTTTGCCGTCATAAAGATTTAAATGATCACTAACTTGCCAGTTGTCGCCTTCAGTTCCATCATTTAACCATTTAAGATACTTGTCATTTGCATTTACATTTGACGGAGCACCTTTAATTATAACACCAGCATTATTTGCTGTTGAGTCACTACGTTGCACTACGCTAGATACTACTGCATTTGCTCCGCTTTCTTGATTTAATAAACCAACTGCTGAGCCTGTTAATGTGTCAGCGCCTGAGCTAAATGTTCCGTTAGTTGGTTCTAATGTAAGTGTAACTAAGTCTGAGCTAATACTTTTAAAAGTACCTGTTGCTGATGTGCTTGATTGTGTAACAGTTTCACCTACTGCAAATTGTCCTGCAATAGTAGCATCCAATGCCGCATTAAGTGTTATTACTGTATCTGCATGTCCTAGTTCAATATTGTAGTCATCAACTGTTAAGTTTTGTGTTTCAATAGTTGTACTTGAACCTTCAATAGTTAAGTTACCTCTAATAAGAGCATCACCATTAACATCTAATGTAGTAGTCGGTAACTGACCTAAGTCCATATTAATACCAGCTCTTCTATTATTAGAAGTTAAAACAAATCCATCATATTCAGTAGACCCTAATAAGTTAATTCTAAACCTATCATCTTTACCAGTAAGTTCAATACTTGTAAGTTCGTCTGTTGCTTGAAACTTTGCTTCGCCTGATTGTCCAACAGTTAAACCGCCGGAGTTTTGAATAAAGATTGTTCCAGTTGTAATACTGTTAGCATCTGATGCTAGGAACTGTCCTGCTGTTTTTCTAATTCTTAATTGTGTATCAGGATCAATTTGGTCTGTAATTAGTGAGTTAGATGAATCAGCAACACCATAGAATCTAAAGTTATCAGCATCAATAATATTGAAGCCACGTTTAATATCTTGTGTGTAATTTAGTCTTGATTGTTCTGCAAGTGTTGGACTATACTCATCGTTACTAATAAGAGCAACTGTAGTTTCACCGATAAACAATTTAATTAGTGTATGGTCAACTGATGATTTATCTCTAACTGTATCAACTTCAAATCCACTCTTGCCTTGGGCATCTGTATATATTGGTCCAACTAGTACAGGATCTCCTGTACCATCAAAGAACTTCATTTGGTTAGTAGCATTGTTGATCCAAATATCACCTGCAACCATTTGTGGTTGTGTATTACTAACTATAGGACCATTTGATTTAAAACCTGTCCCGTCATATACTTTTAGTCTGCCTTGTGATTTATCGTACCATAACTGTCCTGTAATAGGAGTTGCTGGTGCCGCTGTACTTGCAAAATTTTCTAATATTTTAATAAGGTTTTCGTTGAACGCTTCACCAAACCCTACGTAGTTACGTCCTATTAATGTTATGTCCGAACTAGTAGTGTCTATTTGGCCGTCAACTAGTTCTGTTAATAGCGTTCCGTCTGTCTTGTTTAGTTTATAAGCCATCTATTATTCCCCTGCGTAAATTAAGTAGTTGAGTGTTAAGAATGGATTCATAACATCTATCGGTTGCCCTAATGTACTTTGTGTATCAATACCGCCTGACCCTGCGTATAATGCGCCTGTTCCTGTACCAACTAAGTCTGTCTTTTCTACTGTACCTGATGCACCTAAGTTAGCAACAGATGATGTATCACTAAATGCATAAAACTGTGATCCTTCGCCACCGTCTCTATCATTTATCATATCGTGTTCGTGTTCTGGTAAGTTACTAACTGCTAGTGTTACTTTTTCTGTACCACTGGAAGCACCTAAAGTATCTGCCGCCGCATTGTCTGTAACGTTTGCACTACCTTTACCCATGTTATCTTTACCCATTGGTAGTCTACCACGTAAGTCTGGTACTGCAAAGTATGCGTCTGAGTCACCTGTTTCTGTTTCAATTTGTGATTTTGATTTAAATGACCATTGTACTACTGCATGTAACGATGTTTTATCAGCAATCAAATAGTTAGTACCATCACAAACTAACCAACCATCTGGAATAGGAATGTTTACATCGTCAATAATACCTGCATAAGGAATAATTGACCCTACTGGTACAATAGCCTTAACTCCTGCTAGTATTCTATCTCTAGGCATTTTAAATACGCCTGACGGTTTGTTAACTAAAAACTCATCATTGCTTTCTGATGCAACTGGAGTAGCGTTTGAACCATCGCCTATTACACTAGGTCTGTTTGCAATAAAGTTATTACTAACTGCTGTAGTAAATGTTACACTACCTTGTTGTCCATCAAAGGAAATATTGTTTGCAACAACATCGCCTGTTAATTGGAATACTGTTGGCGATGACAATCTATCTGCTTGACCAGCTCTACCTGATACAGAACCTTGTACTTCACCTTTTAAACTACCTACAAATTCTGTAGCATACATACTAGCAAACACTTTGTTTGGTGTACCTATAGTTCTTAAATTATTTTCATCTGGTAACAACGCAACATTGTAAGTATTTCTTAAATCATCAATACCTATCTCAGATAAGTCTGTACTTGTAAGTGGAATACTATCTGGAGATCTACCTATTATCAACGGACCTGCTACTTTTGCTTGTCCACCAACATTAATATTTTTAGCAATACCCATTCCGCCAGTTGAAGTAATACTTCCTGTGCTTATTGTTGCACTTTCAAGTAAACTTGTTGAACGTATTTGGTTATCTGATTGTATAACACCGCTTACATCTAATGCAACTTCAGGTCCTGACTTGTTAATACCAACTTTTCTAGTACTATCAACTGTAAGTATTGACTCTAATGGAGCATTTGCTTGATTAGAACTTGTATTCATTCTAATTTGTAAGTTTGCACCTGGACCAGCATGTGAAATAATACCTGCTTGTCCGTCCATTTGCATTTTTACTAAACTACCTTCACCAACACTAATACCTTCTGAGTTTTTAACGTTAATTGCAAAGTTAGTAATGTTAATAGCGTCTTTACGCATAACATTAGCCGCTGTAATTAATACATCTTGTGCTGTTGTTGCACCTGGTACTACTAAACCTAATGCTTTTTCTGAAATACCATTAAACTGTGGTACTCCATCGCCGCCTACATTGGCTGCCGATAAGTTTACACCTGGTTTTAGTCCACTTTCAAAACCTACTATAGTAGCTTTTGGATTAAATGCTTCACTTGCTATAATAGCAACTGGACTACCTTTAACTTCTATGAACACAACATCGTATTCGTTATTGTCAATCGCTACAACTTTGTCTGGTCTAGAGCCAGTTGCTAGTCCTTCTGCAAACTCTGGTCCTACTAATAGCCAACCTGAACCTGCAAATAGGTATAACTGTTGGTTATCGGTGTCAACCCAAAGGTCGCCAATGACTGATGTTTCTGCATCTGGAGCAATATTTGCTTTTTTAAGGCCACCGGCCGCTACCCAAGCACTACCGTCCCATAATTTTAACTGATCAACACCTGGACTATTGTCATACCATAGTTGACCTTCTACTGGACTACCAGGATTTGAACTGTTAGCAAAGTTTTCTAGTAAGTGTAAAAAGTTTTCTGCAATACTAGAACCATACGCTGTAGTATTACGCCCTGGTAATTTAAGAGAAGTCTCTTGGTTAATAGTGTTGTCTTCAACAGTAATACTGCCTTTATTAACAAAATCGGAATATTTAATTGCGTATGCCATTTATTATACCTCTGTAAAGCCAGTTAAACTCTGTACCCTTACAGTGTAGTCAATTTGAATAAGTCTATTCAATGATTTCTGTACTGGATGGAAGATAACGTGTGTTAAAAGTCTACCGTCTGTACCGCCTGCACCAGCACTTATTAGTCCTAGTTCATCGAATACATATAAGTTTTCTGTATTTGTTGTAGTATCAAATGCATCTTGTCCACTTGGTTCACCATAGTCTAGCAAACAACTAACAAGTATGTCTGTATAGTTTGTACCACTAACGTGTCTTGTTTCTATTTTGTTTCTTACAGGATCTGTATTATTACCTGCTTGATCGTCTACTACTTTAGCAAACGTTTGGTTGTACAAACTTGCATTTGTACCTGTACTGTTTGGTGTTAAGTAAGTAATAATTCCTGTTGGATCAACTGCTGTACCACCGTTACCAAATGCCATTTTATATATAGGCCCTTGTCCTGCGTTGGCTAGTGATTCCGCTAGTGCCAAACTCATGTTCTCATAATGAATAGCATTACGCTTATCAATAAGAATCTCGCCACTCTCAGGATCACTAATTTTGATATGTCCTTGGAGTAGTACTCCGTTTAAATCTTTAAATGTATCTGTCATTTTATCTTCCTGCTAGTGTATTTATTTAGGTAAGTCAGTTGTTGCCTCGCGGATGAATTCAGCAATTGAATTATTTGCGTATCTTAACTGCTCCCCTGGTGTTTGCCACGTTTTTCCTATTTTTCTTACTATAACAACCCTAGTACCTGTTACTGGGGCGTCTGCAAGTGTTACTGTTGCTGATGAATCTGTAATATTTAACGTAAACTCTGGTGCTAAAGTAATGTCGCCTTCTGGGCTATCTTTAGCAATAAGCTCTGTTGTTACAATTCCATTAGCATCAACTACTTGATTTTGGTACATACTAATTGAATTCTTACGTAGTCTACGTCCTGCTACAAACACTTCAAACTCGTTTACCCCTTTAGTAGGGATCCAATCTAGCAATATTTGTGTACTTTCATCATCTAGTGCTATTGAACTTACCATTTCGTCTGTATAAGGAATAGTTTCAGAATTACTTTGATCCATAATTTCTGTTCCTGCAGGGTAAGTATCAGCAGGTCCTGTTCCTAATGTACCTCTACGTAGTTGTCTTAATTCTTTTCCAACTACTTCAAAGTATTCAATTCTTTCTCCGTTAACAAATATTACGCCTGGAACATTTAGTTCTTTACTTGGTTGTGTAATACCTTGTGCGTCTGTAAGTTGAATTGCTTGATCTGATATACTTAACGGCTCTGCTAAGAAGTAAACATTTGCTTGGTTTAGTCTCTTATAGTGCGTTCTGTTAAGCATGTCTTTAAACATTCTATATCCAAACTTTTCACTTGCTTTGTCAGCCGCAAAATGAATTACTTGTATTTTATCATTTGGTTTAACGGGTCTATCTATTTGTACGTAATTATCCATTTTAACTAACTTGTAGTCAACGTTTGGAGTTAACAATATTCCGTTTAAACTTATCCAAAGGTACGCAGTATCTACTGCTGGCGCACGTAGTTTAACTAAGCCTTTTGTTAGTCTATTAAATTCATAATAGTCATCTGTACCAACTGTAAGTACACTACGTGAAACGTTAGTTTTTGTTTCCATTTGTATATCTTGTAGTTCGTGTCTATTAAATTTATATACATCAATTTGTTTACCATCTGCAGGTATGCTATCTAATACTAGTCTGTCGCCTGCTTCAACAAGTGTTATACTTACAATCGATGATGCTGTTGCATTACTTGTTAAGCCTACAATTGGAATACTACCGTCAAGGTCAACTGCTTGGGATAGTCCTGGAACAGTGCCTACTACAACTAAGTTACCTGTACCAGTAGTAAATGATTTTACTGTTGCTGTATAAACTGTACTGTCTCCAGTTCCTATTTCTACAGTTTCGCCTGGTTCAAATGTACCTGTTACTGTTGGTAGTCCAATTAATGTATTTTTACTAAATTCATATTCTGCTGAATCTGTAATAACAATTTCTAAGTCATCGCCAGTTTCACCTACGTTATCAAACAAAGTAACTGATGAGTTATTAAAGTTCCAACGATAGTCTTTTAGTAATACTTTTTTAACACCGTTAATGTATACATCAACTGCATCTGGACTTAGACTGCTTGTTGGATACTGTGATCTATCTAATACATATTCACGTGCTGTAGTGATGTACCATTGTTGTGTGTATCCTGGAAATAATATTTTATCATCAACTTTAACAATAATGTTATGACTTAGTGGAAGCCTTGAAGCAGGCTCAGGTGACAATTCAAACTGTACTGTACTACCATCTCCAATAAATCTATCAATAATTACTTCGCTATATCTTTGTATTGTTTCTTCATTAGTATCAAACAATGAGTAATAAACAAACGCATTATCGTTTGGCGGAATAACAAAGTCTAGTCCAACTAGTCCTGCTTTATCACCATAGGAACTATCTGTTTTAAATAATGATACTTGAGCATTTGCTCCGTCTACATTGATGTAACTTTGTATACCGTCTGACCATATCACACTTGTTACAAATGTTCTTGTTGTGCCGTCACCAATAAAGTGATCTGTGTCTAAAATTCTTTCTCCACTGCCTGCCATTGACAATACATTTACTTTGTCTCCTGCTACTAGTGCATCTCTTAGAACTAATTTCTTATCTGTAAAGTTTATACTGTACTCTGGTGTTCCAACTACTGAACTATCAGATCCTGGAACGTCTTCGGATTGTAATATTTTTCCGTTAACTTTAACAATAGCACTGAATATGTTGTGTGGTAAAACATCTAAATCAAAGTTTACTTGTCCATCAGTTGCAGTATAGTTTCTTGTGCTAATTAAACTTCCGCCGTCTGCTGATCTATCGTAAACTTTTAAGTCTAATGTATCATGTAACTGTCCTGGAACTAATTCTTCTGGACCTTTTGATGTTGTTGGTGTAACAAATCCGTCACCGTCAAGGTTAATATCACCTGCATCAAGTCCTGTTGCAGTACCATACTGTAAGTTACCACCTTCAATTAAACTATCAAAGCCAATGCCTTCTGGTAGGAAACTACCATCGCTTGTAGATTTTCTAAAAGTAATTGTTGGATTAGAAGTAGCAAAGAACTCTTCCCATTCCTCAACATTTTGTATATCAATATAATAGTTTCCATTCTCAACTACATACTCAGTACTGTCTGAAGTAATTGATAACATAATTGCATTTGGATTACCTAATGAAAGAACTGTTGAACCATCACCTGCAATATAAGTTTTAGTACTACCGTCATAGTTAATATCATCAACTCTTGTAGCATTAACATATACATTGTATATTGCATCTTCTTGTAAAGGTTTAGATAGTTGGAATCTAAATGTAGGACCAGTTGTTACAAAACTTTCATCATCAAAGTTTTCATCATATGAATCCCATGAAGTAGTGTACCATTCTTTACTGTCCCAACCTAAGTCTTGACCAAATTCAAAACTCTTAACTTCAACGCCACCGTAGTCAACACCGTCCATTAGTTGTCCTAGGTCTTTACCTAACTGCCCATCAGTTGCATTGTAGAATAAGTTAATTCTATCTGCCGCTGTAAGCATACTAATATCTTTGTTGTACTCAACTCTAATTATTGTTCCAACTAGTTGTGCATTAGTTAATGTAATATAACCTTGGTTACGAATGTGTGTTTTGTTTGTACTAAACAATTCTTTGTTATTGAAACTATACTGACTGCTTAGTGCTTCAGTATCGTTAAAGAACACTCTAACATTAGTTCTTGTTAAGTCCATTGGAAACTTCAGTGTTAGTGTAAGTTCAGTACCAGTACTTGTAAATAATTCTGTTTCTGGTAAGTTTAATATTTCTAAGTTTGGAGATAGTCTGTCAAACTTTTGTGTAATATTTAAACTTCTTACTTTTTTGTTTCCTAATACAATACTTACTTTAGGTGGTATTCCGCCTTCGTCTTGTACACCGTCGATTGTAATAGTTGGAATACTTGTAAAGCCTGAGCCACTGTTAGTAATAACAATATTTTTAACACTACCACTACCTATATATGCACTTGCAGTTGCACCTGAGCCGCCGCCTCCAGTAATAGTTACTTGTGGAATATTAGTATAGCCCGAGCCACCATTTTCAATTTTAACTTCTTCAACACTGTATGTAAAATTATCAACCCAATGCTTTTGTGGATACTGATCAATATTAAAGTTTATACCTGATAACACTCCGTCATTAATTTTAACTTGTGGACTAACTATTTCGCCACGCTCTGTATCATAGAACGGTGATAGTTCAAAGTCTGTTACAACACTTTGAGTATTATCTGTCTTATCATATGCTGATAAGTATTCTCTAACTTTTGTTCTGTAAGGTTTAACTTCTTCAATGTACTTTTCAAAACTTGGTAAGTTATCATTTTGATATGTAGTTTTTTCTTTTAGCTCGCCTACATTGTGTTTTGCTTTTATGAAACTTGTTTTAAATGCCCAGTCAACATAATTTTGTTCTGTAAACACATAACGCAGTCCTGCAAAGAACAATTGGTTATATTCATTTGCAAGTTCGTCAACAAATAAATCATCTCTAATAGTTTCTAATATTTTACGTAACTCTAATGATCCACCGTCTTGTGTATAAAGTTTTGATAGGAATTCTAGTGTACCGTCTTCACGTCCAACAGTTTTGTATCCTGAACTATAGTCTGGTGTATCTACGTTTACAATTTTTTCTAGTAATATCCAGCCGCCTGTGCCTACACTAGATACCTTAACAATGTCACCAATAGTATCTTGTATAATATTTAATTCGTATAGATTATCAATTAAGTAGTCTACTGAAGTTAATTCACTGTAACCTTCTGCATACCAATCTTTGTAATTCCAATATTCTGCTACATCATACGACTGTTGATTTGATATTGTCCAATTTCTATTTGTACTATCCCAAACATAAATTGACCACTTGCCACCTAGTGTACTATCTGACCTTACAAGGGTGCTAAGAGGTCTTACAGTAAGCGTTAAGTCGTCTGTGTAGTTAGTGCCGCCATTAACAACAGTAACGCTTGTAATAGCGCCTATGTTGTTTAAAACAGGTGTTAGTTCTAGGTCTGTTCCAGTTCCGTTAATAGTAATTTTTGGAAGATTTTTATAACCTCTACCTCTAGTTATTACCTTTATTTTGGTTACTGTGCCGTCTACACAAACAGGTTCTAATACTGCTTGCTCTGCTCTAACAGTACCAACAAATCTTAATTCTGCTTCTGTATCAATAATACTATCAAACATGCCTGACAGTATTGTTGGGCGAGGATCTTTATTAGATAATTTTGTAAGATCTAAGTTATCAACCGCAAGCTCTTTTATAAGAACTCTGTTTACTCTTTCAATAAATTGTTTTAGTGCTTCTTTACGATTTACAAACCAACCTTGTCTTGGTCTATTTAAGTTACCGTATTTTTGTTTTATACTTAATGTTGGATCTGGTACTGCTCTGCCATACTTGTCAGTTCCGATTAAACTATCAAACCATTTCTGTTCAATACTTGATTTAGGTTTACTTGTTTCAAATCCGTCTGTAACAATTTGATATTCTGTATGAATATTATTATCTTGATTTTCAATAGTCCAGTAACGGAAATTAATTGCAACATCTGTATCGCTAACTAAGTTATTACAGTTATATAAAACAAATCTATCATTGCCAAGTATAGTAACGAATTTTAATTTCTGTCCTGCAGGGTCTGTTATGATATTTTGTATATCATATGCTGTTAAATTTCTACCTTCAATTTGTGGTAGTACCTTAGTTGCTTTAACCCAGAAGTAATATTTTGTAGTAAACACTTGTCCAACACTATCATATATTTCTTGTGTTGCATATTTTGTATCGCCATATTTAGAAGTACCACTTATACCTAATGCTGTGCCTCTATTAGTATCTGCTAAGTTGTCCCATGCTGACGGTAATATGTTTGACTCTACCCATTCGTAAACATCAATACTTGCGCCTTCTGCAAGTTTGTTAAATGTATTTTGTGAGTATGTTATTGAACCTTGATGGTAGTCAATGTATTTTACTGTACTTAGGTCCCACCATAGTTTACCTTTATTTCTATCGTCCCAAGCAATGTACTGTTCTTTATTATTAGTAAAGCCTACATTATAATTTGCAGGATCATAATATGTTTTGTATGATAATTCTTGTTCTGCTGTGCCAGGTATCTTACCTAATATAGGATCAAGTATATCAAGTCTTGTTAGCATATTATTTTGTTTAGTGTCGTAAACAAAACTTCCTCTAAACTTGTTTAGGTCTGCAGGATCAATTGGTTCTCTGTAAACTGACCAAGTGCTGTCAATATCATCTTTGATGTATACTGCTACCTGACCTTGAATATTTCCTGTAACGCCTAATGCAGGTAAACCTACTAGTATTGTGTTGTTATTTACAATAGCGTTCTTGCCAAAGTTTTTAACATTAAAGTTTGAATATTTTAAACGCTGTCCAAACACAAGAGTATCATTTATATTTTCATAAACATAAACATTGCCACTGTCACTTACACGCTTAACAAATGTAGTAAA